TTATGCAAGGAACACATCTGGTTGTTTATTTACTAGTACAATTGATATTTTATCGAGTGCTTATAAACCAACTTATTTAAATGAACTTCAAATATTTAGAACATTGATGTTTAACTTATATCAATTAGTTAAAAAACCCTACATTGTATATGAAATGTGTAATCAAACTAAAACTGGCACTACAATACAAAAGACTGTATTTCCAGAAGAATTAACAGTGCAACAATTTAACAAAAAATATAGTAATCAATACTTTTTGAAAAAATATATGTCAATAAGGATTAAAGAATCAAAAGTTAAGCTCGAAACTTACGAACAGAAGAAAATTATTAACGATACATTGTCGATTTTAAGAACAAAAAATGATATAGCTGCCGTTAGCTCTTTCGAAAAAGTGATTGCTGAAACATTTAATTACAGTGGCTCCTTGACAGACTTAATAAATAATGGTATCTTAAACTTCAGAGAGGAATAGAATGTATTTCCAGTCTTTGGATGATAAAACAGAGTGTGTAGGAGTTTATTGTGGTGGTGAATTGCACTTTGATAATATTCCAGATGGCTTAACTAGGACATGGAGATATACGGGCTCAATTAGAGATGACAAAATAGAATATGCTTGGCTTTATGCGAGTGGCAAAAACCTTGTTCAAGCATGCCCTCCTGAATACGAAAAAGAGCTAAAAACATGCATAAAAAAGATGGAGGCATTTTATAAATCATTCAAGATTGCCAAAATCAACATGAGAGAGCACTGTATTTTTGATTTAATACCCGAAGATGCACTAATGGATTTCTGTGAGGTAAAAAATAAGATCACAGAGTACATTTTTGCTACTTGCAAAAAGCCAGACAATTACGATTTTTTAAATATGTCGTATAAGCTGCTTCATAAGATTAGAGAACAAGAACTGAACATTGATTCTTCTGATTGTAGAAGTCTATTCACATCAACCAATAATAGACTTGGGCTGCAAAAAATTATGGCCGGTAATAAGTTTATTGATTACAACCTCTTTGGTACCGTTACAGGCCGTCTAGCGACTTACCCAGCATCATTCCCTATGTTAACGATGAAGAAGGATTTTAGGAGGATTATAAAGCCTCATAATGATTGGTTTCTTTCGCTTGATTACAATGGTGCTGAAGTCCGAACAGTCTTGTCACTTTTGGGACATTCACAGCCAAATGAGGATATTCATGCATGGAATATGGCAAATATTTTTAACACTAGTCAATATTCAGATACTGGCATGAATTTAGATCGAGACACTGCCAAGTCTTTGTTTTTCGGGTGGCTTTATAATCCAGAATCAGAAGTAATAAAATCAGATCTGTACGATAGAGATAATATTATCGACAAATATTACATTGATGGATTTGTTAATACAATATTCGGTCGTGAAATCGAGGTTGACAGAAGAAGAGCACTAAGCTATATTGTACAGAGTACAACATCTGATCTTGTTATAGAACGGGCCGTTGAAATAGATAAATTCTTAAAAGATAAGAAAAGTTTTGTTTCACACATCGTCCATGATGAAATTGCAATTGATTTGTCAGATGAGGATAGAGATTTGGTTCCAGTAATTAAAGATATTTTTTCAAATAACAAATTGGACAATTTTATGGTAAACTTAAGTGCTGGAAAAAATTATCTTGATTTAGAAGAGTTGAAATTATGATCTCAATTGTTGGTATAGGTAATGCATCGTCAGCGATTGCATCCAAGTTTGCTGATATACCTCAGTATGATGTTTACATTCTTAATAGCAAAATTAAGAAGAATAGTAAGAAAAAGTTTAAATTAAAAACATATGAAAATCCAGAAGATTATGAGTCAAACATACCGGATTTAAACCGTTTTTTCACTGATTTGAAAGATCGTGTGCAGGTGTTTATTACCGGAGCATCTTTAAGCTCTATTTACAGTCTTGGAATTCTTGAGCAAATTAAAGATAAAGAAATAGATATATTTTATATTAAGCCCGATACTGAATTATTAACTGGAATTCCAAAAATGGTTGAAAACACTGTATTTGGTGTTTTGCAAGAATATGCACGATCGGGGAACTTTCGATCTTTTACTATTTTTTCTAATGAAAGCATTGAAAAAATTCATTCTTCTATTAATCTAAAAACTTATTACGACACTTTAAACGATACGATTTACTCTTCAGTTCATTACTTAAATTACTTCGAGCATACAGAACCACATGTAGGAAATATGTCGAAGCCTAGCGATATCAGTAGGATTAGAACCGTTGGTATGCTTGACATGAAAAAACTAACAGAAATGTGGCTTTTTGACCTTGAAATGCAACGAGAACTATGCTATTATATGTGTATAAATTCTGAAAGGCTTGAGGGGGAAGCCGGCCTTCATAAAAAACTTGTGGATATCTTAAAAAGCAAGCCTAGGAATGCTTTTCGTAAGATATCATATTCAATTTATGAAACAGAATTACCAGACTTTGGGTTTGTCGTGGCCCATACAAATGCGACACAAACAAATAAAAATACTCTTGACAAGCTAGAGCAAGAGTGATACATTAGATATCAAGGAAAGCTTGATATACTTTAAAAAAACAATAGGAGAAAACTAATGTCAATCAATATGGAACTAATGAGGAAGAAACTTGCTTCTCTTCGTGGAGACGGAAAAAGCAATGCAGATTCTATTTTCTTTAAACCAGAGGAGGGGGATCAAGACATTCGAATTGTGCCAACAAGTGACGGAGACCCGTTAAAGGAAATGTATTTTCACTACAATGTTGGCGAACACAAGGGCGGAATTTTGTGCCCTAAACGGAACTTTGGAGAACGATGTCCTGTTTGCGATTTCGCCTCTGCAGTTTGGAAGGATGCATCTGAAACAAATGACGATGAGGCTAAAAAGTTAGCTAAGTCACTATTTGTTCGTGCACGATACTTCTCGCCGGTCGTTCTCCGCGGCCGCGAATCAGAAGGAATTAAGGTTTACGGTTACGGCAAGAAAGCATACGAATTGCTTCTTGGATATATTCTTGACCCAGAATACGGAGATATTACTGATACAGCAGAGGGCACTGATATCACTCTAACATACACTAAGCCTACAACACCCGGTGCTTACCCACAGACTAGCATGAAGATGCGACGAAATACATCTTCTCTGCTTGAAGATACGGAAGCGATCCCTGCCCTCCTCGATCGCATGCCTGACTTCGGAAGTCTATTTGAGAGAAAGACACCCGAAGAAATCGACACGATTCTCGATGAACAACTAGTAAACCCATCATCTGCAGAGTCCATGTCTAGCGAGACTACGGCGTATGGAGAAAGTAGCTCTTCTAGTGATGTCGATAAAGCTTTTGACGAACTTATGAGTAGTAAGTAAATAGTTTAGTGTGTGGGAAACCGCTGGCAGACCGGTCAAAGTCTGCTGCTTTTATTCCAAGGAGGTTGTATGATGGCTAGAAAAAAAGCCAGCAAAGCAGGTCGTGTAGATATGCAGGATCTAATGAAGATTGTAAATAAAAAAGCAGGACAGAATGTGGCACACAATCTGACGGGTGATAACCCAACTGCTGTGAAAGAGTGGATCCCAACTGGATCACGATGGCTTGATTCTATCATTGCCAAGGGACAGGTGGCTGGAATCCCGGTTGGTAAGATTACCGAGATTGCAGGATTAGAAGCAACTGGTAAATCTTATATGGCAACACAGATTGCCGCAAATGCCCAGAAAGCGGGCAAGATGGTCGTTTATTTTGACTCTGAGTCAGCTATTGATCCAATGTTTTTGGAACGAGCAGGCTGCGATTTAGACCGTCTTATGTATGTGCAAGCATCCTCTGTGGAGTTTGTGCTTGAGACTATCGAAGAATTATTGGGTGCGACTGATGAACAACTAGTATTTATCTGGGATTCATTAGCTTTCACACCATCAATCTCTGATGTTGAGGGCGATTTCAATCCTCAATCATCAATGGCTGTCAAAGCCCGCATTCTCGCGAAGGGAATGTCAAAGCTTGTTATTCCAATTGCAGATAAACGAGCAACATTTATTGTCCTCAATCAGTTGAAGACAAATATTCCACAGGGTCCGATGGCCCGTCAAATAGCGATGACAACACCTTATATCACCCCCGGTGGTAAGGCGATGCACTATGCTTATTCACTTCGTATTTGGTTGACTGGCCGAAAAGCTAAGTCAGCCTTTATCGAAGATGAACGAGGCTTCCGCATCGGCTCCGAAGTTAAGGTGAAGCTTGAGAAGTCTCGTTTTGGCACCCAAGGTCGTTCTTGTGCTTTCCGCATCATGTGGGGCACCGACGATGTTGGGATTAGAGACGAGGAATCTTGGTTTGATGCAATCAAAGGTTCGGAACACCTTACATCCGCAGGAGCTTGGTATACATTCTCAACTCCCGATGGATATACTAAAAAGTTCCAACCATCCAAGTGGACTAGTATTATTACCTCCGACGAGGAATTTAAGAATCGTGTCCTCAAGGTGATGGATGAAGAGATCGTGCAGAAGTTCGATCAGCGGCAAGGGAATGCAAAAGAGTTTTACGAAGATCCAGAAGATATATCAGTTCCCGTTAAAGAGTAAAGAAAGTACTTGACTCTGGCCCTCCGATTGGTTATAATAAATCAGTCGGAGGGTTTTTTATGGCAAAGACACACCATGAAATGTGTGGTGCATGTGACAAGGTTCCACTTGAATATACACCAGAGGAGTTTCCTCAACCCGGGGAAATAGCAGAAAGAATTTTGTCCAAGAATCCAGATTGGTCAAAGCTTCACTATATGATTTCAATGGCTATTTCAAGGCGAGATAAATTATGGAGAGAATACAATGACACTAACAGATAAGAAAAGAGTTATAATTATCGATGCACTTAACATGTTTTTGAGGGCATATATCGTAGACCCGTCTTTATCAACCAATGGTGATCCAATCGGCGGTATTAAAGGTTCGTTTAAGATTCTGCAAAAGCTTGTT